GACAAGCATTCCGACAATGACTTTGAAAATGTCGTTGTTTGATTGTGGGACTTCATAAAAACTAAGGAACAACAAAAGTCCGATGACAAGGAAAAAAATAATTCCAGCCCCAACATAACCGCGAAATTCTTTGTCTTTGTGAATGTTCATTTTATCGTATTTTATCAATAAAATTTTGTATTTCGTTTACATCAATGTCAAGTGAAAATGACAAATCCGCCGCCCATTGTCGAACGGGTCTTGAATCCTTATAAACAACAATTGTTGGAACGGTTTGAATTTCAGATTTCATTTTATTGCTTTGACTTTCCAACCAAGCGAATTGTACTTTGCAACCAATCAATCCGTTTAGGTCGATTGTTTTATTTTGATTCCAACGGGCGTTGATTTGTAGAACTGTTATTTCGTTGCTTTCAATTGGCGCATTGACTGATTTGATAGGTATAAACAAAGCCAATAAGACAAGCAACAAAGTTTTCATTTTAGTTCGTTTTTAATTCATACAAACGCGCTTCAATGATTTCAAGTTTTTCAAAGTTTTTTTCAATAAGTTCCCGGTTGTTCATGACTTCGTTGCGAATCATGTTGTCTTTCATGTCGAATTCCTCACGGGTTATTGTTGGGGCGGGTTGCAACATTGCTTCGGAAATTTGTGCTTTTAAATTCCAATAAAAACCCGTCGCAATAATAAGTCCACCCGCCAACGAAATCATTGTTTCGATTGACATATTTAATTTCGTTTGTTTTGAAAGTTCTTTCATTTTATTCGTTTTCTAATTTGGACAATGTTTCTTTTACCCAATCACGCATTTGCGTTCCGCCCCAAAGATTCCATGAAACGAAACCGTTGTCTTTCCATGGTGTTTCTTTGTATTGTTCAGCGATTTTTTCGTTGCCTTCGTGACGTGCAAAGAATGAATTGATTCTTCTTAACATGTCAACATTTAAAGGGTTTCGGTCGGCTATCATGCGCGCCCTTCGCCAGCCAGTTGGCGTTCCAGCGCGTACTTCGTCACCGTATTTTTCGCGCCACTCAATCATTCGTTTTGCGTTGTTGGTTGCGCTTTGTGGGTAATTGTCAAACGTGTGACCGTCTTTTTCTTCTTCTTCTTTTGAACTCATTGGGTGTCCCTCTGGCAACAAATCCGTGTCGTGTTTTCCCGAACGAAACTTTCCGTTTCTAAGTGCAAACAAATAAGAATTCACGCGTCCCATTGCCCATTGTTCAGGCGACGAAACACTTGGACGAACCGATTGCGGGTTGGTTCTATACGCGCCAACACCACGTTCATAAACTTCAAACAACGTGTCAACGTCAGTTGATTTGTCAGGGTCGTTGTCCACTTCGTCGTTGTGTTCCTCAACCTTGTTTTCAAGTGCGGCTTTCAAACGTTCCGAAATTTCTTTTTCTTCTTCTTCATTTTCTGACTTGTCGCCTTCAGTAAGTGCGGCTTCATAAAGTTCGTGTGATTCAAAAGGCATGTAAACTGTTTCACCGTCAAATTGATGTTGGTGTGAACCACTTCCGCCAAGTTCAACCGCACGCGCTTCGGCTTCATCAACTGTTGTGAATACGTCGGTCATTCCCGGGACAAGTGCTTTGAATAGCTTGACCATTTCGTCAATTGGCTTGTCGTCTTTTGGGTCTTCAATTGGTTCGGGGTCAGGCATTTCAACACCAACGTTTTGTGTTGGAATAAGGTTCGCCGGAATGTAATAGTCATCAAGTGCCGGTGTGTCTTCGTCTTGACCGTAAGACATCGCAATTCGTTTTTCGTTTGGCGTCAACCACCACGCTTGCGTCAATTGTCCAACGACTTTTTCCGTTTCTTCTTGCAATTCGGGAATTGAAGTAAAATCAAAGTCAATGAATAAGTTGTCACCAAACTTTGGAACCAACCAACGGTTTAGTTCGTCGCGTACTTTGACAAGTTCAGGAATCACACAATTTTGATACAACGCCTTTTTTGCTTCACGCATGTTGTTGTAAGTGCTTGATTCGGTGTTGTTCAATAGCTGAACGGGTACATTGTAAACATTGCACAAATCCTTGATTGACGCGTTGTATTGTTCAATCAATGACACGTCAGCGGCGTTCAATCCGAAGTTGACCCAAGACAATTTTTTTGGTGTTATTATTACATCACCCGCATTGTTTGAACCTTGGAATTGTTGACGGAATTTGTCTTTCAATTGTTGCGCTTGCGTTTCATTAAGGTCGCCTTCTTCACTCATTAAGACACCGCGCGCCGTTTGGTTTTGTAAATACTTCACGCCCGTTGTGACGGCTTCATTGTTTGTTGTAAGCGAACGAAGTCCGGCACGCAAAGGTGATTGACCGTAAAGATGCGAACCCGTCCCGTCATAGTATGGATTGAAGTCTTTAATGTGACAAATGTCTTCGGCGGGCAAATCAAATGTCCCGTTGTATTCAATTCGATATCCTTTGACCGGTTGCATAAAACCACCCGAAACAATTTCCATGACTTGAGAAGGCATCACATAAAGTTCCGTGTATTTCCCTTGATTCATTCCGGTTTCCGGTGCAATTCCGTAAATGTATCGGTTGCCCGTTAGTTTCCCGAATGCAATCAATTCAGTCAAAAAAGAATTGTAAGATTGTGAAGGGTTTGGACGTTCCAATAGTTCATGAAGGGGCGTTCCTTCCAATTCGTTTAACGCTTGCTTTCGTATAATTTCAGCTTTGTAAAGTGCGCCGGAATCAATTGTTCCGCTTGTCAATGCCTTGTATCTTTTTAAGTCGTTTTCATTTGTTTTTTCATACACTTGAAACGGAATGGTTGTTGCCGCTTTTGTGATAATGTTGACAAGTGAGTAGATTGTTGCGTTCTTTCGATATCCTTGTTGTATGTATGAATCATCGTTTTCAGGATTCCAAATGATTGATTCACCTAAATATTGATAGATTGCCTTGTTGTACGCTTCGGCGGTTTGTTGCGCGTTTTTAGTGATTATATTTGAAAGGCGTTGAAGTAGTGATGCCATGAAAGAAAATTTTGTTCAAATTTACGAAATTTTAAATGACAAAGAATTCGTTTCGGTTTTTGAATTTAGAATACAATCCATAACGCAAGCAGTCCATGTGGTGGTTGTCACGGTCAACCGCTTTATTGATGATTGTACCGTCTTTTAATTCGTCCCAAACATATTTCATTTGTTCCGATTTGACGTTGGTTGCTTTGTTGGAAATGTAGAAATCAAATTCCTTCATCAACGACAATCCCGCATTGATTGAACCCGCGCCCTTGATTGCACCTTTTGCAAGGATTCCCATTTGTTTTAATTCTTCAATTGACTTTGGTTCGGCGGAATCACAATACATCAAAAGGTTTTCAAGTCCCAACGACTTCAAATGATTTGCAATGTCACGGTTTGTCATTCCGGTTTTATACAATACTTCTTTGACAAATACTTTGTCGTTCTTCTTTGCAATCAAACAAATTGCCGTTGGGTCGTTTGTGTACCCAAAATCGCAACCCATGAACCAATCAAGTTCGTCAGGAAATTCCGATTCGTCAATGTAGTTCCAATCACGAAAGATTTGTCGCTGACTGAACACCGCGCGTTGCCCTTCACCATAGACACGCCAAAAGTCCGGGTCACGTTTCTTCAAACGTTCCAGTTCCTTTTTCACTTCAGACGCAATGAATTTGTTGTCACGATAGGTTGAAATGAATAAGTCGGCGTCGTCACGTTCACAAAGGTCATAAATGAAATGCACGGGGTCTGAAGGGTTGAACGACATTAAGATTTCGCGCTTTGTACGCATTGACAATTGACGAAAGTCTTCAATGTTTAGTTCGTTGCATTCTTCACACCAAAGAACGTCACGCGTTGAACCTCGAATCTTTTGCGCGTCGTCAGCCGAGAAGAATTCAATTGTATGTCCATTGTAATTGAACACCAATTCGGTTTTGTTGAATTCACCCATGTAATAAACGCCAAGGGATTTTGCAATGATATTGAAGTCCCTAAGAACCGAACGTTTCAATGCCGGTAATGTTTTCCGGACAATTGAAATGGTTATTGGTTTTGTTTCGGTTGTGATTAAGTAAAGACAGTATTGCATCAACGCCCATGATTTCCCGGAACGTGAACCGCCCTGGAATATCTTGATTCGTTGTTTTGAATTAACCGCTTCATAAAATTGGCGGTTGCAAAACTCTTTTATTCTTCGCTTTCCGTTGCCGGTGACCATTCAATGATTTTTGATTCGATAGTGCCGTCGTGTTTGATTTCTTGGCGTTCAATAAAACCACGTTTTCGTCCTTTTGTTTTTAGATAAAAGATTGTCGCGGTTGTATTGTCGTCTTTGATTTGTTCAAACAATTTGGATTCAACAAAGTCAAGTGCAATGTCTTGAATCGCATCGACTTCGGCTTTGAACTTCGGGTCATTGTTATAATACTTATAAAACGTTGACCGATTGCATTTCACCTTTTTACATGCAGTTGTCACAACTCCAAGTGATTGTTCCAACGCTTTTATCAAATTGTTTTTTAATATGTTGGTTTTTGTAGCCATGTTGCAAAGATA